TTTGTCAATAAGCAGTATCAATAACAATAACCATATACAAATACCCGGTTGCGTAAAGGAATCTTACTAGAGTACAAACGCGCCAACCTTAGCCACTGTCTCAACAACATCATACACTGAAGTAGCGACCTGTACAGCACGGCTCCAAAGATTGCTAGCGCGATCAATGAAGTCGTACTCAGAGACGCCAGCATCATCTATGGTACGGCTTGGAGGCAACCACCCAATCAAGTTTATACCAGCAGCAAGCTTGGTTGGACAAGCCGGCTCAGGCGGTTGATTGGAGTCAAGTAAGTAACCTGCAAGGTTAGACCGAGGCAACCCCTCGTAATTACAGCAAAACTCAACGTCAAATGACGCACCGGACACAGGACCATTAGTGCAGACAACCACAATAATGGGCCAGCCACTCATGGACGCAGTAGTAAGCGCACCAGCAATGGCCCCACCCCACCACGGTTGAGAAGTGGAGCGGTATGACCAGGCATCTGGAGACGTCGGGAAGTAACAAGAAACTACTTCATCCTCCGTTAGAGAGGCTAGAGGCGTACGCAATACCAGAGCGTCTTCAGTCATATCGGTAAGCGTAGTAGGCAACACTGCGGACAAGTTACCGCCCACAGCCAACACCTTGGTGTAATCAGGGTACACCACGGAAACACTCACCATACCGGACGCAGTGGCACCAGCCGTGTTAACAACACGTATGGCAGCATTCACCGGACGAACTCCAGAGAATTCATCACGGATGGAACTAAGCTCAGGCAGGCCAGTTGGATTGTTGGTCCATGCCCACGTTGTGGACGTAGCACCAACACCAAGAGTCTGCCAAGCATTTGGATCCAAAGAGAAAGCCGTAGCAGTAACACCATTAGCATCGCCAGCGAAAGTTTGAGCCGCATAAATACGGAAGGTCTTAGAGCCAGAACAGTCAAAATCAGGTACTTTGACCCCAGCCGCCTCGTCACAAAATGGATCAAGTAGACCCATAACGTAACGTGGCATACTAACAGGATTGCCACCCGCAAAAGGATACCTAGCGTTACGTCCACGACGCCGAGACCGTCGAGGATAGGGGCGAGCATTTGGGTTATTTGACAACATATAACCCGCGCGACCCTGTATACCAACAGCTCTACGAGCCTGAGGCATGGGGTAACTCTGTGTATTCACATTACGAGCAGGCACCATAGCGCGAGATGCATTGCCGGGACGCGCAGGCAAGCCACGAGCGACCCTGTTCATCCTCTGACGCTTCTTTCGATTTGTACGTGCATTACCCATCGCAAGTAAGTTCAAAACCACAATTATCATCGCGGAGAGCGGATGATGTATACCTTGGGACAGGTATAGTGTCCTCATAAGAAACTTGCTCATCAGGGGTGACCCCAAAGGCATAATAAAAGCTGGAACGGGTATCCGGGTGTATGGACTCGCGTGAACGATCCATGCCACGAGCCCAGTAACGCTCAGAATTATCCTCAAAAGAAGGATGATCCAGAGCCCGGACATTAAAAAGCATGGAACGATAGAGCCTATCATACACCGGGATTCCTCCCATCCAGCGCAAATTACATTCGCCTATCGAAGTCATCCAACGATAGAACAGCTTCTCATTAATGACACCAAGTAGAGTAGTAGTATCTTTACTCCACGCATTTGGAAAATTACGCACCATGATATAACCATTAGGTGTGTACACTGGCCGGCACTATGACGCCTATGTAATCCCCATTGGTATTACGGTCATTATCTTGACGTTGCTCATTGCAGCAGGGGTAATACTTGTCGAGAGAAAAAAAGCGATCGAATTTTGGCGGAATTCCGCTGAAAGTCAATCGCGGATGCTGGCGGCACATGCCTATCAGACCCTGAATGCGGCCGATGTAATTTTGCGTGGGGTCATCAACAAAGCCAGCCAAGAGCGCGTCCGTGACGTCAATGAGCTGCGCTCCATCCTTG